CCATTCAGAATGGGTGAAAAAACTAAAGGTGGAATACTTATGGGGCAAGACACATTAGACAAACAACAGGTTGCATCACAATGCGGCAACGTATTGGCGATGGGATCGCAATGTTATAGAGATAAAGAAAGATATCCAGAAGGTCCATGGTGCAAGGTTGATGATTGGGTAATATTTGCGCGTTACGCAGGGTCACGCATACAAATAGAAGGTGGGGAAATTAGGTTGTTGAATGAAGATGAAATTTTAGCAACTGTCAAGAATCCAGAGGATATCTTGCATAAATATTAATCATTGGAGGAAACAATGCCAGAAGAAAATAAAATAAAGAAAGAAGATCCAAAGGTGGATATAGACACTTCAGGACCTGAAGTGGATGTAACCATTCCTGAGGAAAAAAAGGAAGAAGTAGTAGAGACCACGGAACAGGAAACAGTAAAAGAAGAACCAGTAAAAGAAGAAGTAAAAGAAGAAGTAAAAGAAGATTCTAAGCTAGAGGAGTATAGTAAGGGAGTTCAATCTCGTATCTCTAAACTCACAAGAAAAATGAGGGAAGCGGAACGAAGAGCAAGCGCTGCTATTGAATATGCTCAAGCTTTGGAATAACAAAGAAAACAAGATCAGTCTCAATTTAAAAAAATGGATACTGATTATTGGTCTAGATTTGAGAAAAATGTAAAAACAGGAATGGAGTCTGCTCAAAAAGAATTAGCAGGTGCTATTGAATCTGGAGATGCAGCAGCTCAAGTTGAAGCTAATAAACGGATTGCCACATTAGCATTTGATAATGCTAAATTGGAGCAAGCCAAAGAGCATAAACCTGTTGCACAGGAACCACCTGTACAACTTTCAGACGGTGGAAGATTACCACAGCAAACACCACAGGAACTTCCTGATCCAGATCCTAAAGCGGAAGATTGGGCTAGTAAAAACACATGGTTTGGCAAAGATAGAGCCATGACTTTTACTGCTTTTGAAATCCATAAGGACCTAGTAAATGAAGGATTTGATCCTAAATCAAATGATTATTATACAGAAGTTGATAAAAGAATAAAAGTTGACTTCCCACATAAATTTGCTATAGGTGGTGATGTAGAAACGTCCAAGACCAATCAGTTGGTTGCTTCAGCTAAAAGAAGCGTAAGACCTGGACGCAACACTGTGAGACTCACATCTTCACAGGTAGCAATAGCTAAAAAATTAGGTGTGCCACTCGAAGAATACGCAAAACAAATAAAAATCACGGAAGGAGCGTAATATGAAAAAAGAACAAACAACTTCACGTGCGAGTCAAACACGGTCAAAAACTGAACGACCAAAAGTGTGGACTCCCCCATCATCTCTAGATGCACCCCCTGCACCTGATGGATTCAGGCACAGATGGATACGGTCAGAGAGCTTAGGGTTTCAAGACACTAAGAATATCTCTGGAAGATTAAGAGAAGGTTATGAATTAGTGAGAGCTGATGAATTTCCTGATTCTGATTATCCGGTTGTCCACGATGGAAAATTCAAGGGGATCATTGGAGTTGGCGGCCTATTGCTGGCTAGGATACCTGAAGAGCTCGCGAAGCAAAGGACTGACTACTTTCGGCGTCAAACTGAAGGTCAGACTGAAGCGGTAGACAACGACTTACTAAAGGAACAGCATAAGAGTATGCCTATCAATGTTGACAGGCAATCTCGTGTAACCTTCGGTGGTACAAAGAAAAGTTAATTTTTTAACTATTCTCGGGTTAATCCCTATCACTGAATTAAATTAACCGTTTACAGGTAAAACTGTAAACATAAGGAGTAAAACTATGGCTAATAGAAATAGCGCTGGTTTTGGTTTAATACCTACAAGAGTTCTTGGACAAGGTCCAGCAACTGCAGGTTTTGGCCAATACTGGATCGACGCTGCCGATGGTACCACAATATACAACGGAGAAGCTGTTTACAGCGCTGTTGGATCTATATTAGGTGCACAAGGATCAGCAACCGCTGTAACGTTAGGCGTTCTGCAAGGTGTATTCTACACGGCGGCTACAACTTTGAAGCCGACTTGGAAGAATCACTATACAGATGTTACTCCGGCTAATAGTGAAGATACAAAAGCGTTTGTTTATGACAATCCGTTTCAAATATATAGATGTGCAAGTGACGATGCAGTAGCAACAACTGTTGCTGGAGCACATGAAGTAATATTTCAAACTTTTGGATTCAATACCACTGCAGGAAGTACTGCAACTGGAAAGTCATCTGCAACGCTAGATATCGGATCAACACATGCAACAAATGATACATGGAAGTTGCTGGGCTTAGCTGAAGATCCTGAAAATAGTGATCTTACAGCAGCTTACTGCTCAGTTAATGTTATTCAGAACTTAAATGAAATCATTGATAGCACATAGGAGCATTATAACATGGCAATATCAAGAGCACAGCTAGTCAAAGAACTAGAACCAGGTTTAAATGCACTATTTGGCCTGGAGTACAAACGGTATGAAAATCAGCACGCTGAAATTTATACTACTGAATCAAGTGACAGAGCTTTCGAAGAGGAAGTTATGTTATCTGGATTCGCTAACGCACAAGTAAAAGCTGAAGGTTCAGGTGTTTCTTTCGATGAAGCGCAAGAAACCTACACAGCTCGTTATACTCACGACACAATTGCTTTAGCATTTGCAATCACAGAAGAAGCTATCGAAGATAATCTCTACGATAGAATTGCTTCTAGATATACAAAAGCTTTAGCAAGATCTATGTCTAATGCGAAACAAGTAAAAGCTGCAGCACCTTTGAATAATGGTTTGTCCTCAGTGGCAACATTTAAAGCAGGTGATACAGTTTCTCTGTTCTCAACTAACCACACAACGGTTAGTGGAACAGCGGTTAAAAATACTTTAACAACGCAAGCAGACTTAAACGAAACATCATTAGAGCAAGCATTGATTGACATTGCTGGCATGACTGATGAACGTGGATTAAGAGTCGCAGCAAGAGGAGTAAAAATGGTTATTCCTTCAGCTAATCAGTTCAATGCTGAGAGATTGATGAAATCTCCAGGCAGAACTGGAACAGCAGATAATGATATCAACGCTGTAGAATCAATGGGAATGGTTCCTCAAGGTTATAGAGTGAACAATTTCTTAACTGATACTGACAGTTGGTATATTGTTACGGATGTGCCTAACGGTATGAAAATGTTCCAAAGAGCAGCTTTAAAAACTGCTATGGAAGGTGATTTTGATACTGGCAACGTTAGATACAAAGCTAGAGAAAGATACTCGTTTGGAGTATCCGACTATAGAGGTATCTTCGGCGTTGAAGGTGCGTAACCTTAACTAATTAATGAGGCCGAACACAATTCGGCCTCATTTTAAAAATACAGTAATAAATATGCGAAAATTCCTAGTAAATATATGGGCTTACGATTATCACGCTAAATTTGAAGTTTTAGCTGAAGATAATGCCATTTCCATTGAAAAAGCTATCCTTGACAAAATTGGAGAAAAGAGTATAAAGTGGGAAAATCTTGGGAATTCATACCAGGATCGAAAAAGAATAACCTATGAGGAGGTTATATATGACACAAGACCTATACAATACAAAACGGTCCTTGGAGTTAGAGTGGCAACAGGAGCACCTGAAGGAGGGCAAGTATAATATTAACATGTCCTACATTGATAAGAAAATTCAGGAAATTGTTAAAGAAATCATTGCCAAAGAGTTTGAAGAACAAACACTTCAAACCAAAATAGACGCCGCCAAGGCCGAAGTTTCGATAGCCACTTAAGCGCTATCAAAAATCAGACATTTACATAGGGATACCTTGCGCTCTACGCAAATTTCATATATATTTTAATCACTATACTATTATTAATTAGATCTAGACGCGTATAGTCGACGGCCTAGAGACTAGATCTACATAATCTAGGAGGATTATAATTATGGCAACAACTACATTTTCCGGTCCAATTAAGGCTGGGAATATTTATAACACTACAGGTACTACAGTCGGCACTGACATGAAGAATGTTGGTACTGTAGTAATGTCTCAATCTGCGGCAATAACACAATCTACAACAGCAGCTGCTTCAGGAATCATTATTCCTGCAAACAGTCAAATTATAGAGATGTCTGTGTACATCACAACTGCGTGGGATAACTCATCTACATTAAACATTGGAACAACTTCAACTTCGACTGAACTTGCGACGGGTATTGTTGTTACTGTAGTAGAGAAAATTAAATTAGCTTCTCAAGCTACAATCACTGATTCAGATGCATGGGAAGATATTGGAAGTACAGATGTTAAAATCTTTACTGATTCCACTGCAACTACTTCAGACACAGGTGTTGCAACTTTAACGGTAACTTACGTTCAGAACAATAATCTTGCGTAATAAATAAAATAATGTGAGCTCCTTCGGGAGCTCACGACTAAGGAGATTAAATTATGAGTACATATCCAGTAGATATAAAATCTACACAACTAACTACTGCAGCGGCGGCTCAAACTATTTTTGCTGGTCCGTGTAGAATACTTGGGGTTTACTATTTAAGTGATGTTGCTTCAGGAGGCAGTATCGAAATTTTAGATTCTACTACAAGTGTGTGTAAATTTGCAGTTCCTGATGGAACCAGTGAACATGAAATTCCTTATTATATCGAATTTCCTGGGACGGGTCTTTATTGTGCAACGAGTGGAAAAGC